AAGTATGTTGAATGGATTGCTAACAAGAGATTGAGAGCAATAGGTTTAAAACCAGTGTATGATGTTCCACTTAAGAATAATCCACTTCCATGGACAGAGCATTGGCTTTCTTCTAAAGGTCTACAAGTAGCACCTCAAGAAACAGAAGTCGAATCTTATATTGTTGGGGGAATAAAACAAGATGTTAAAAAGGACACATTTAGTGGCTTCAAATTATAATTATTAGTTAAATAACTACGAAACACCAGTTCAATGGGCTTCGATCATATAAGATCTTGGTACGAACTAGAAGAAATCAACGAACAACAAGAACGCATGATTACTGTCTACGAGAACGAGATCAAACAACTAGAACAAGAAAATGCAGAACTTAAACAAGAATTGGTGATTCTTAAGCAAAGACTTGAGGAGACGTTTGACGATGAGACCAGAACCACCTTACCCTGAGTACCCTGAGTATATGAATGGACGTTTAAAAAAAATTGATATGACTGCTAGTCTCATGCAGATCAAGAAAGGGATTGACGATAGAGTTTCGTATCCTAAATGGGATAGTAAGGAAAGATGGGCAGCCCAACAAGCACTAAATAATGCATTGGATGTCCTTGATGAGTATGACTATTAAGTATGAGAATCCGTGGAGATATAATAAAAGAGTATTTGAGTCAACTGATATAGGAGAATATTTTGGTTTTGTTTATCGTATTGTAAACAAGGAGAATGGAAGAGAATATATAGGACGTAAATATTTTTGGAAGTTTAGAACTCCCAAAGGTAAAAAGCGTAAAGTAAAATCTGAATCTGATTGGAAGAAGTATTATGGGTCTTGTCCAGAACTTAAAGAAGAAGTGGAACGATTGGGTAGACAGAACTTTAGCAGAACTATCCTCAGCTTACATAAAACAGTTGGCAAAACAAACTTCGAGGAAACAAGGCAACTCTTTGTCCACGGAGTGCTTACAGAACAACTTGACGATGGGACACCAAAGTACTACAATAGTAACATCCTCTCAAGATACTTCAGAAAAGATTATTATGACTACGGAGATGACAACGGATGATATGGTTGCCCATATTAGAGAATGGTCTATTGATAAAGTGGAATCAGTAGAATCTATTGGTGCTAAAGATGCAATCTATAAAGAATTTGAGGAATGGATTGAGGTAGATCCTGATGATGAAGATATGGAATTATTGTTACTAGAACCTATCACAGAAGTAGTGGATGAATTGGAAGAAGAGGGGGGTTGACACCCTCTTTTTTTATGCTATACTATATTTGTTGGAGCGACGGTTCTAACACGGAAGTGACTGAAGAACCCTGTTGGAATTAGGCGGGGTAAAGTATTGAGTTAGAGGTGGTGCTCGCTGTGGTAACACAGAACCCCGACCAAGGGAACTCAAGTTGTAATGAACCTTACATCGCACACTAGCGATTCCCGTTACTTGAGGGTAAAATGAATTCCCTCCTTCCACCACACATATATAAAAGACCGAGATAAAATACTAATGAAAATTTTTCTGGACACTGCTGATACATCTGTTATAAGAAAGCATTTTGCCACTGGGTTAATAGATGGTGTTACTACCAATCCAACGTTGATTAGAAAGAGTGGTAGAGATCCTGAAGAAGTTTATACAGAACTTGCTGATGATATAGGTGTTAGAGATATCAGCATGGAAGTTGTTGGTGATAGTGCTACAATGACAGCAGAAGGTAAGAGACTTTCTGAAAAGTTTGAGGAAGTGTGTACTGTTAAAGTTCCTTGTACTCCAGATGGTCTTCTTACTTGTGCTCATTTATCAAGAGATAATATTAAGGTCAATGTTACATTGATTTTTGATGCTGCACAGGCAATACTTGCTGCCAAGGCAGGAGCAACATATGTTTCACCATTTGTAGGAAGGCTTGACGATAACTCGGTTAATGGGTTAGATGTAATCAAAGATATTTCAGAAATTTACCAAAGACATTGGATAAAGACTGAAATTTTATCTGCTTCTATCAGAGGAGTGAAAGCAGTCTCTACTTCTTTTGCTCTTGGTGCTCATGTAGTAACGATGCCACCATCAGTCTTTGAGAAAATGTATAACCATGTTCTTACAGACAAAGGATTACAATTATTTGATGCTGATTGGGCTTCAGTAGTTGCTCAAACTAAATAAAATTTTAGACAGTCAGTATGAATTTTACTGTTTATTCCAAGGAAGGATGTCCATATTGCACAAAGGTAGTGCAAGTATTAGAGTTGGCAAAGTTAAGACATGTTGTTTATAAACTAGATGAGCATTTTGATAAGCAATCATTCTATGGTCAGTTTGGTGAGGGAACTACATTCCCTCAAGTGGTTATAGATTCTACCAATCTTGGTGGATGTACAGAAACAGTTCAGTATCTTAAGGAGAAGAAATTAGTCTAATGAAAAAAGTTGACGATTTTGAAACTGTATATGACATGATTGAACATGCTATTGAACTTGCGTTTGATGGTAAGATGCAATTGAAATTTTATCAGTTTCTAGAATATCGTAAGACAAAAAAATATGAAGTAGATGCTTTCATTGATAGTTCTACTGCTGCTGAAATATCTGATCAAGTATTAGAACTTGAACAATACATTAAAGGAGGTGCTGACAACAATCATAAACAATTACGTGAGGCATATGGTCACATACCAAAACCTAAAGCACGTAAGATAAGAAATTATTTGTACAGCATCCTAGAAGATGCATGGAGGTACAGTCGTGACCGAAGACCAGGAAGGAGGAAAAAGAACTCTAAATAAAAGCAAACCCGAAATGAATCGGGGAGTGGAATTACTGTTAAGAAATAGGAGGAGAAAACCAGACCCACCAAAAACATTTCAAGTAAAGTTTGGAAAGTTAATTGCTCTTTGGAATAGGGAAATTATTTTTCACTTTAACTTTTACTTGGACATCAGAAAAAAATAGAAATCTCTGGGAGGAGTGCCATGTCAGAAACGTTAGTAGTAACCTTGACACTTACAACAATTGTCTCGGCTCTTGCATTATTAGTTGGAGGTATGATAGGATGGATGGCAAGACAGCATTCTTATGAAACAACACCCCAAGTAGTGTATACTCATCCAGAAATGTTTGATGAGAATGGACAATTAGTTCCTGATGAAATTTTAGCTTTAAGAATTGAAAACAATTATGACACCAACGAAGACAACGATGAGGAAGACTCCTAAGAAAAGAACTCCAGCAGCACCTGCTGTAGATTCTCTTCCTGTAAATCCTTTTATCTTTGAGATTTTTGATTTAGCAGCAAAGCAAAAAACAAATCCAAAGAAGGTGCAAGTTTTACAACAATATGAGGATGACTCTGTTAAATCAATAGTCATTTGGAACTTTGATGACACTGTGGTTTCTCTTCTTCCTGAAGGTGATGTTCCTTATGGAGATTTAAAGGATCAGAACGTTTACTCTGGAAGTTTGTCAGAGAATTTGGCAATGGAGGCAAGAGGTGGCGAGGCTGCTACCAGACAGGACTTACAAGGTCAGGGAAGAACATCTTTAAGGCGAGAGTGGCAAAACCTATATCATTACGTTCAGGGAGGCAATAACACGCTTTCTACAATACGTAGAGAAATGATGTTCATCAATCTCTTAGAGGGACTTCATCCTAGAGAGGCAGAACTTCTGGTTAAGGTTAAGGATGGTAAGTTAACTGATCTTTATGATGTTAGTTTTGATAATATCAAGGCAGCATTCCCAGATATTACTTGGGGTGGTAGGTCATGACTACTAAAACAGAAAAGAAAGTGACTGAAGAAAAGAAAGAAAAGAAAGAAGATAAGTTTAATCCATCTGATTATTCTTGCGAAGTTCTTTTAGAGAAAACAACTCAGGAGAAAGCCAATGATAGAAAACTTCCTAGTGATGCTTTCAATGTAACTTATGTTGTTAAAGGAGAAACACTTTTAGATGTTACTCGTTCGGGTAAGATGGTAAATGTATTTGATATGTATTATGATAGGTATGGTAAAGATTGTGTTCAGAAGATTGAGTATGGTCACGGAACTATAAATCCTGGTCAATGGGGATATAGAGCACCAGCTAAGAAGGTGAAAAAAAGAAAATGAGTGATGAACTTCGGGATCAAATTAATGATATCATTGAAGGTGAGATTCAGAATGGAATCAATGATTACATAGAGCAGCAAGGAAAAGGTTTTAAAGGACAAGAGTTAAAGGTTAATGTATC